AACAACAACCTTGCTACCAATGTTGGTTTCTAAAAAAGGTATTGATTGAAACATTCTACCAGTACCAGTACTAGTTGCTTTTCCATTAGCTATTGACCAATTAGCATCTTTAGCCCAAACACTATCCGTTGAAAAATCTCCGTTTGCAACAAGTTCAGAACCCAATAAGTTTTCATTTGGTTTTACACTTAACATCTTGCCATCATTGTAAGCGGTTGGTGTAAGTAATATTGATGCTTCTTCTAATAAATTTGCCATATTATTCGATAATTTCTAAAGCGGTTAGTGTTGCAGTTGTACAAATTGTGTTTTCAAAGTATGTTGCCCTTGCTTGTAATGTAGTTAATAAGCTAGGTGCAATACTTGGGTTTGCATAATTATAATAAATTCCACCCCATCCATCTTCAACTGGAGAACCCCACCAAGTACTATCGTATATTTCGTTTGCCATCTTTTTCTTTTTTAGTTTTTTCCAATATTAAAAACTTCTTTAAACGATTAACGTTTTTAGTTTTTGGTTTATAATACCCATCCGTTGAATATGTCATTTGTATCTGGAGTTATATCTTCGTTATTGTTTGTGTTATATTCAGGAAAATCGCTTTGATGAAAACAAATATACTCTATAAATCTCTTTGTGTAATATTCTGCAAAATCCCTTTCTTTTTGCACTAAATAATCAACCTCACTTTTAGAAACCGATTCTGAATTTTCAGATTGGTGTTTACTTATTCCGCCATTCTTTATAGAATATGCGCAGAAAGGAAGGTACTGTACCATTGCAAAATGGATTAACATTGGCTGTATGTAATCATTTACTAAATTTAAATAATTACCTGTCAAAGTTCCTCCTGTTATATCTGAACTGATTCTATTATAAAGGTCGCTTCCTAAATAATTTCTTACGTCAATCTGTTGTGCGATTTTAACGAACTGTATTAGTTTGTCCGTGTCCGTATTTCCATCAACTATACTGTTTTTTACTAAGTCCGTTCTACTTATAAATAATGCTATTGCCATATCTTGTTTTTTATAGTATTAGTTACAAATATTTAAACTTGAATTTCTGTGCCTTATCATTTCATCATATCCATCGTCCCCTGTAAACCTTTGTTCTCTAATATTTAATTCTCTTTTTGGGTCGTAAATCATAGAAACAATATCTGGTGTTCCGTGTAAATTTTTATCCCAACCTTTAGGAGCATATTCTTCATTAAAAGGAGTTCTACCTGTAATTCTAAAACCTTCTTTTACATATATTTTAGTCAGGTAACCGTCAAAATTATCTAATGTTCGCCCCCCGTTATTTATAGCTTGGTTTAACAACTTCATACCGACCCCTTTTGCTTTACTTTCAGGATTTTTATAAAGCCCTTTTATATCTCCATTTACTCCAATCATTAAACCCCCGTAATCTTTATTGATTATTACGCCCTTTTTAGCATCTTCTGGGGATATATTATCCACCGACCAATAACCGACAGGGTCGCTGTCTTTTGCAGCCCTTAAAGCCTTTGAATAATCGTTAGCCTGCTTTGTAGTTGTAGCATCTTTTCTGTCAGATAGCTTTGTTAAATCTAAACAGGTTTTATTTTCCTTTACCCACTTACCGCTGCTACCTCTTTTTTGGCTTGGCTTATAACCTAGACCTAGCGAAACCTCAGATAATGGATATCTTCCTGAGTTCTCCATATCTTTAGGGGCAACTTTTGAATCGTCGTATTTTCTCCCTTTTGGTACATAAGATTTAGGAATGCTTTCAACTTCTTTACCTTTTGAAATGTACTTTTCTGTTTTAGATTTTAACCTGTAAAGGTTCTCGTTCCAATAATGACCACAATTAACCCCGCCTTTAAAGCGAAAAAGTGAATAGCTTTGCCCTTTATGACCAAAAGAACTATTTACCCCTTCTTTACCTGCCTTTTCTATATCTTCTTTTCTATAAATAACCCCTTTGCTAGTTCTACCCATCATTGTCTCACAGAAGTTCCTAGAATTGTCGCTACTGTATTTTTCGGAATACTCATACCTAACTTTATAATAGCTTTTATCTAAAATACTTTCGCCATTTGGTTTAGACTTAACGAAATCAGCTAGTTTTTGTAATGCTGTTTGTTTTTCTTTTAATAATCTATTAGCCCAGACTTCAGCATCTTCGTTGTCTTCGTCGTATTCTCTTTTCTCTACAAGTTCCCACTCGTCTGTAATGTTTTCCCCTTCTAAAGCGTTTAGCATTTCTTCGTCGTTAAACTCTTCGTTTTCCTTTGCTAATTTTACACCTGTTTCTTCCTCTTTGGTTTCTTTGTCTTCCACGTTACCTAAATCCATAAATTCAAGAGGCTGTAAGGTCTTAAAGTATAGTTTTAAGGATATATCGTTGTAAGCTAGTATTTGGTCAAAGGCTTTTATTAAAAGTGTCTGAAAAGGTCTAATAACGGTGTTATCCATTAAAATCGAAGCCGTTCTTAACTCATCTGCATTGTTCCCGAATCCGCTAGAATCTTTGACCCCTAGTAACATTGGAGAAACCACCCTATGTGAAACCATTACTTTCCGCATTGATTCATCAGAAAGAAATTGGTACTGGTTATGTGCATCGCTTAATTGAATTGGCTCTATGCTTGCCGCAGATTCTGAATTGTCATTAAATGATAAAATGAACTTCCCGCTATTAGAACTTCCACTGAATTTAGACTGTATTCTGTTTTCTATTAATTGCCTTTGTTCTGGGTCTGGAGTACCGTTGTTAAAATTAATTAACATACTAGGACTCAACCCGTTAAGGATGTTGTTTAAGTGATAGTTAGAGATTTCCTCTTCTAATTCTGCGTACTGGATTCCTCCCTGATAATCTACTGGAGAGTAGTATTTGAACCCTGCTCTGTAAGGCTTAACGTAATAAATCTGGATAGCTTCTTTGCCGTAGCCAAACGCCTCAATACGAGTTAATTTGTCAGACTTTTTATAGTTAGCCCAGTCTGGGTGCATATAATAAGCCTCAACCTCTCCCTTTTCGTTACATTTTTCAGCCCTTAGAGTTTCAATAGCTATATGCTCAACCCTTGCAATAGTTTTTCTGTCTTTAGAGTAAATAATTTGCATTGCACACTGACCCATCAACTTTAAATCGGAAGAAACCCTCCTGACACAATCATCGTGTAATAAAGTAATCATTTGAGCGTATGCTTCAGGTTTTTTATTACTGTCTGTTGCATCCAAACCTTTACCGAAAATCATTTCAGACATTCCGTTTATAATCGCATTATTTGTAGCACTTCCGTTGTACCTGTCTATTAAAAATTGAAAGTAGTTGTTATCTTCTCCGTATGATACGAAACTATCTGTTCTGTTTTCAACTATTTTTGGACTCGTGTATGTTGATAAATTTACTATGCTTAAATCACTCATATTTTATAAAACTATATAGTCATTATTTCCACTTTTACTAACATATTCGTTTTTATTTACCGAATAATAGTCGTTAGTATCTTGGTTTATTGTTTGGTCTGTGCAAAATACACGGTCTAAATATACGACATTAGAGCCATTTAAAAGTGTTAAATCATAAAACCTGCCTTCCTTTAAATTAAATGCGTAAGAAAGGCTTAAATAGTCCTTGTCGTTGATTGCAGGGACTGTTGCAGTAGTCACTTCGTTTGTGCTGTCATCCCTTAGCTTTAAAGTAACCGAAGAAACATATGTTCTAGGTATTACTTTTAATGTTTGGACTTCCGTACTTGTCGTTAATACTTTCATACTTATATATAGCTATTAATATTATTTTTTGCATAAAAAAAAGGGTAGCCGTTAAGCCACCCTTTTATGTAAATGAAATAAATTTAATTATACTACTGCCGTAGGGTCAATTTGAACCGCTGAAGCATCTCCTGTAATAACTGAACCAGTTACAAAGAAAGGAGGCGCAGTTTCCTGTGCTAAGATTGTTAAATTATATCCTGAAGCATCTCCCATAGCTGCCCCTGAAGTAATCGAACCGCCAGTAACTTCTGCCCCGTGGTCTTTTCCAATTAAGAAGAAATTACCGTTGTAATCTTCAATAGCGATATGCGGACGCGCGTGCGCAATCATTTTTAATTCTTCCTGAGTTGCTTTGTCTTGGAAAGTTAACGCCATAGTCAAAGTTGATTCATAAAAAGTAGTTCCTGCCTCTCTACTTGAAGTAATTGCGGTCTCCAAAGAAGATGCGCCTTTAACGTCAAATTGAAAAAATTCTGGAGTTCCTGCTAATGCAGTAATTTCTCCCGCTACGATGGTAGCATCTCCTAAAGTACCATAATCCGCTAGATAAATCGTTTTGATTCCTCCAACTGCTGATTTACAGGGAACTTTACGTCCCGTTGATAATGTACAAGCCATATTTGTTATATTTTTTTTAATAAAAAAGGGCAGGCAGTTATACCGTCCGCCCCTTTAAATATTGATTAATTAATTATTAAGAATAAAGTACAACTTCAGAACCGTAAACGTGTTGTACACCTGCGGTAAATCTCATTACTACTCTTACATTCTGTGAACCATCTATGTCACTCATATCCAATACTTTAACTTCGTTTTGGTCATTTTCTAAACCAGTTCCGAAATATAAGTTAGATTTTTGTGCAGCAATCATTTTGTTGTCTCCTAATCCTTTAGCTACAAAGATATTTACACCATCAAAAGATAATGCTCCACCGTTGAACCATTGAGTTCCTTTGTTATCAGTTCCATTTGCTCCTAAGTTACTTGCGAAACCTCCTAATGCTCTAACATATGCACGTGCTACATTTGAAGAAACATATAAAGTTAAATCTTCAGAACCATAAACCTCTGTTGGTACTGCATCAATTACAGAACCCATTTCAGCGATTACGTTTGCAGCCGTGATAGTTGCAGCAGCTACGTCAATTACATCTGCATCAGCAGTTAATTTTGCAGTAAAACCGTCAAACTGTCCGCTTGTTGCAGCAGCACCAGACCAGATGTTTTTCTCAGTTCTGTCAGCTACTTTTGCAGCTACGTGTGCAATTACGAAATCTGCGAAAGATGGTGCTAGGCTATCGTGTGCAGAATATCCCATCTGTTCAGCTTGCCAAGATGCGTGCATCGTTTTTTTACATAATTCAAGGTTTACTTGAAATTCGTCTGGTTGGATAATCGCTTCTGTTAAAGTTAAAGTTCCTACACCACCTGCAACGAAGTTACAATCTGCATCTTTTACGATGTCGTCAGTTGCTCCCTTTTGGATTACTGCTTTAAACTTTACGTTTGGTAAAATTGTAATTGCCCCACCGTCTAAAGTTGAAGCCGACAACAAAGCCGCCGCTAAATATTTACCTGAAAATTCCCCACTATAAGTAGGATTTGTTAATGCTACACTCATTTGTTTTAATTTATTTATTTGTTTAATTTATTCATTACTCTATCTAAAGTTGACATTCTTCTGTTTGCCGCTACTTTAAATTTTACTTCCATCTTACCTACTTCAGCATTTGTATTAATTGGCTCAGCAGCAGGCTGTGATAATTCATTAGAAACCTCTTCTGGAATAGCAGAAAGTTCTACCTCTTCTTTTAATTCCTCTTTTGGCTCTTCTTCTTTAGGCTCTAACATTGCCTTAATTTCGTCAATCATAGAAATTACTTCTGCAAGTTCTTCTTTAGTAGCGTAAGACATTTCAACGTCTTCCTTTACTTCTTCTTCAACTTCTTCAGCTTCTACAACCTCTTCCTCTTCTGGGACATCTTCGCCCATTGGTTTCATTTCTTTAATGATTCCTTCTTCTTCAACTATTAAAGTTTGCCCGTCTTCTAAAACATACTCGCCAACTGGCAAAGCAACCCGTTCATCTTCGGTAACGATAAAAATTTCGTTTCCTTCTGCAAATGCATCCGCTTCTAAAACAGTACCATTTTCTAATTTCATTTGCTCCAGTTTGATTTCCAAACCTAACAAAGTTTTTACTTCTTTTAACATCTCACTTGGTTTCATATATTTATATATAGTTTTAATAAAAAAAATTTGTATATTCGATTTTTAAATTGAGGTTTGCCCTACTCCCTGAGCCATAATGTCCCCGTTGCAGCACTTTCTTGAATAGGTGGGTTTATCTCTGCATAAACAGCCCTTTCTTGAATTCTTTGGACTTGTTTTACTTGGTGTTATTTCTTGTTTCTTATTCATTGCTTAAAATGTTTTTAAGTTTAGATAATAATTCCTCTGCTTCTACTTCTTCTTTTATAGGTTCTTTGGGTCTATCCATTCTGTCCGCAAAATATCCCTCTATTGAGAAACCTTTTACCTTTCCCGTTTTCACGAAATCGTTCCAAACCTCGTCGTTATTTACTTTTACAGAACCCATCCAAGTTCCCAGAGGTACGTCCATTCCAAACTTTCTAGATTTATCGTGTACTTCGTCTTCAACTATCCAACTTTCTACCAAAGTTAAACCGACAATATCGTGTTGGTGTTCTAGCGTAGCGTTGTTTTGGTTTCCATTCATCAGGTACATTTGAGATGCTTTTGCAACTGTATCTTTTGAAAAGTATATATAGTATTCTTCGTCCCCGCTTCGTCTGTATATTGGTTTGTTTGGTATCAATAAAGCACCAACAAGAAGTTTTTTCTCTTTGTCCGCTTCTTTTAATTCTACGATATTGCTTTTTAAAGCTAGAAAGTTTTCTTCTATGGCAGGATTCTCTACAACCGAAATAGCTTCGATTCCTATTTCGTTATTTTCTTCGTCTAAAACTAACTCGATTATGTTCATATTAATATATAGTTATAATGTTTTTATTTTGTATTTTAAATAGATGCACCTTCTATTGTATTCCTGTCCATTTCCTGAGAAGTTGTAACGTCCGCAGCAACTACGTAAGCCCTAGACGGCTGTTGAGATTGACCCCCAATAGAATCGGCTAACTGACTTGTTTCACTCGCTCCTACAACGTTAAACGCAGCGGGTTGTGGCATAGGAGGGGCA